AGCGATGAATGGCGATGACTCTATTCATTCAGCAAATACTGTAATTAAAACAAACATTTCCAGTCATGAAGAAGAATTCAATAAAACATTAGTAGAGTATTCAAATACTTATAATACTTTTTCTGAAGATGTATTAAATGGTAATAACCGCAATTCACAAGGCAATTCACAAGGCAATACCAATGATAAAAAAGCCAATATTGATCCTATTTTATGGAATCATCTTTTATCACTTAATACTAAACTTATTGATTTAGCAGGAAAAATAAATAGTGATGTGAATTCTTTGTCTGTGACAGATGACAATTTGAAGAAACAAATGGAACAACAACAGTCAACATTAAATACTTATATAGCAAAGTTAAAGGTAGAGAAAAATAATATGGATAAAATAAATAATATGGATAATGTAGACGGTTTACAGCAAAATTCAGAGTTGGTCATGGTTTCTAATAAATATCATTATTTGATGTGGTTTATTTTAGGATTGACTATTATTGCTATTTGTATTCATATTATGAGTGGAGGTGATGCTGGTAATGGTATTGTATTACTTGTTAGCTTATTAGCTCTTTATTTTGTGTTGTACAGATTTAATTAGTGTTGTACAGATTTAATTAGTGTTGTACAGATAAATTAAAAATTATTATATATACTAATAAATATTTGCTAGTATATATGAGTAATACTAAAACTAAAATACCTTCGATAGTAGAGATTAAAACACTTGAAAAGGAAGTTCAATTAATGCTGGTTCAATATGAACATCTACATTTACAAAGTATGAATGCTATTCATGCTGGACAAAAGCCTTCACAACATACTCTACAATTATTAAAAGACACAAATGATAATATAATATCGTTAATGGGAAAAATAAAAAATAAAATAGATATTTTATATCCCAAAGGTATTACGAATCAACATCTAGTTACATCTAATAATAAAAATTTAATAGAGACTTCAGATAAATTACATGCAAAACAATCGGAGTTGAATAGATTAATGGGTGAACATAATAGTTTAGATGGAGAAAATATAGATTTAACTCTACAATTAACATCCACATATTATGAATATATGTTTTATCTTATTATTATGATAATAATTGGAATATATGTTTTTAAGATATATAGCTCGGATTCTGGAAATGACATTGTAGACATTATAATATTAATAGTAGCAATAGTATTGTTATTATTTCATTTTATGGGATATTTCGTAAACTATGTAACAAATAGCATACAATTTATGTATAGAAAAATAATGGGTGTAATAAATTTATTGTAATGAGTTTATTGTAATGAGTTTATTGTAATGAGTTTATTGTAATGAGTATTTTTTTATTCATTTATATTAGTAGATTATAATGAGTAGCGGATCAACATATAGTTTATGGAATGACAACAACAACGAAACTACTAGTTTAGCCATAACACAAGGTTTACAATACAAAAGTAATAAATGTGATAAAAATAAGTATCTCAATTTAAATTTACAATTAATAAATGAGACTTATACTATGAATAATAAAAATGATAATAATAAATATAATAATAATACTGTAGAAGGATTTGAAGGCATGTTAGGGCCAACACAAGCCAATTTTAAAAATCAGCAAGAAGAACAGCAGCACATTCTATTGGAAAATAAATTTAACAGTAGTTTAAGTGAATATGCGCTTGCGCAGAGAAATTTAATGGATAAAACACAAAAATATGTTTCTACTGGTTCAGGCGCAGATCAACGAAATAAAAATATATATGTAGGACAAGCTCAAATTCCATCAGATATTCATCCCAAATGGAAGGGCTGTTACGCAGGGGGTAAAGGACTTATTTATCAAGAAGATATGGGAAATTCAACGACACTGTCCGGGTGTAAAACACGCGCATCTGATTTGGGGTATAGTAATTTTGCTTTGACGGGAGGCAAATGTTATGTAGGCAATACAACAGAATCTGTTACTAATATGTCTTATAAACCAATGGTTTCTTATGCGTTTACTCCGAACAAAGCTGCGACAATGGGAGGTTTACTTAAAAATGGACAGATTGGTACATTCAACAATTCGCCATCATCTAATTTAATAACAGATTTACCTGCGGTGGCTGGCTGTGACGCAATCGTTGGTGGACGTATTAATGCTAAAAATAGTGTGGCCAGTTATGGCGCAAATTGTTATGGAACAGCTCCTGCCGCTGTAGAGCCCATACTACTTGGCCTTGATAACATCAATCGAATTTGGACAAAACAAACACTTACATCTCCATGGGTTATTTTACCCAATTCACCTAAGGTAATTTCTATAGTGCGGTTAAAAGATGGCACCTATGTATACATTGGTCTCGATAATCAACTGTATACTAGTTCAACATTACAAGGGCCGTGGACGATTGTTGGTAGTTCGTGTTGTGTAGTATCTGTAGCACAATTACCCGATGGTTCTTTTATCGGCATTGGTACAGATACTTATATTTATACGAGAGTATCCCTTAACGTTAACTCTGTATGGGCTGCTCTTCCAAATAGTACCGTTTTACATAGCGTTATTATGTTAAATGATGGAGCTACAGTTTTAGCGGTTGGAACAGATAATAAACTGTATTTCACGAATATTTCAACGGGTATGTCACACTTACAAGGTGTATGGACAGCGGTACCCGGTAATAACTCTTGTTGTGTCACATCTATTGCCCAAATGCAAGATAATTCTATTGTGGGTTCAGGCACCGATCATAATCTTTATATTAAAAAAACACTTTCGGATAATTGGGTTTTGGTGCCCGGTACAGGTACTTATATGGTTGCTTCTAATAGTATTCCAAGATTTTCTTCTGCGGCTGCGCCTATGCCTAAGCCTAAGCCTGTACCTGCTCCTATGCCTATGCCTAAGCCTGTGCCTGCTCCTATGCCTAAGCCTGTACCAGCACCTGCACCTCCTAAGCCTGTACCTGCTCCTGCGCCTAAGCCGCCTGCACCACCACCCTATAATTTAACACAAGTAAATAATGTATCATGGGTAGGTTCATTACAAACCGCACAAAGTCAGGGCGGACGTTTGGCTACCTATGCCGAAGTATTGGATTTTATGAAAAGTAAAGGCGGAGCATTGATTCCAGGCTATAATGTATGGGTTGCTGTAACCAATAATCCTAATAATCAAATCGATTGGATTCAAATTGGTGGTGTTGGATATGCTATTGGTACATCACTGATAGGTGGGGTTAATGGTGGATTTAATATTTTCAGCCAATGGTATAATGCTCCAACATCTAATTTTTGGGTATTGTGGGTTTCGTAAAAAAAATAATAAAAATAAAAATAAAAATAAAAATAAAAATAAAAATTATATATAATATTTTAGTATTATATAAAATGTACACAATTACCCCGTATACTTATAAAAAGGCGAAACAATTGGGAGTAGTCGTCAAACCCTCTACAAATAAAACTAAGAAAATAGATGTGGTTAAAAAAGGGAAACGTATCGCATCTGTAGGTGCTTACGGAATGAATGATTTTCCAACATATATTCGAAAAAAAGGTCTAACCTACGCCAAAACACGACGACGTCTTTATAAAATGCGACATGAAAGAGACCGACATGTGAAATGGTCAAGGGGATGGTTGGCGGATAAGTTGTTATGGTAGGGGGCGCTGCCCCCTCGACCCCCGTATTATGGGGGCTCTGCCCCCCTCGACCCCCGTATGTAAAGAGGCGTATTAATTTTAATAAGCGGTTTTAATAAGCGGTTTTAATAAGCGGTTTTAATAAGCGGTTTTAATAAGCGGTTTTACCTCCTCATTTACGCGACGGGGGTCGGGGGGCAGCGCCCCCATTTTTTAACCCTCGCATTATAAACATCACAATTATACAACATCTCTTTCGTTAAATGCGGTTGCCAATAGAGAATATGGTGTTCGCATATTTCTTTATCCTCTTCATCTTTGGCGTACTCATCATTGACTGCCCAAAAATAAGTAAAACAAAAATTTGCCGTAACTCGTTGCGTCTGTAATATATCCCATAAACAGAGTAGATTAATATTTGCTTCTAATTCAGCAATGGTGTATTTATTTTTATTATTGTGTAGATCCATTTATCTGCTTTTAATATAAATATAGCAAAATATATTTATATACTTTTATAAGCAAAAAATATTCTTATCTTCTTCTTGTTTGTTTTTTACCTTTTCTATGTGTTTTTCTTTTGCTCTTGCTCTTATTTTTTCTTCTTGTTTTTCGACCGCCTCCATATCCACGTTTGCTTACTGCTTCCGCATACTCACGATTCTTGTACATTTGTCCGATTTGCCGGTCCTCTTCTCCCGCTTGGTATCTGTCACTCATTTCTCTCGCATATACTCTTTCAGGTAATGATTCTAATCGGTATGATTCTTGTATTCTTTCTTGTCTTCTTAATTCATACAACTCATCAGCTAGTTTTTTTTCATTTCTCTCTCTTGCCGATTTTTCTTTTGCTATCCTTTTTTCTACTCTTGCTAATTTTTCTGCTTCTTTTCTCTCTCTTTCAGGTCTTTCTTGCTCCGCTTTTATACTTTTTTTCATCTTTCTTTCTGCTGCGGCCTTTCTAAATCCTTCCATAAACCAGTTGGATTTTTGAGTAGCCATTATACACTATTAAAATATTATATTATTAAAAAAAGTCAAAAACAGGTCAAAATATAAAAAATTGAAATACTTTTCCATTAACAATGCTACAACACTTACGAACAAACGAACGAACGAACGAACAAACGAACGAACAAAGAAATAAAATGGCAGCAGCAGCCCCATTGAGTGCGTTTGAACGTGCCCTCCTGGATAAACTGAATGAAATAATTGTTACGGTGTATGGTGATATGGAGTTGCGCACGAATGAATTCAAGAAACTGTACGCAATGTTATTGTCGAACGACGGCAAGGAATTATTGTATCGCAATCATAATTTACGCAACATGACTCGCGAAAAAGTTTCCGAATGGATGAATGTACCGTCGGTGGAATGCTATATACAATTTCAATCCATGTCGCGAGCAGTGTTGGTGGTTGTTGAGAACATCGCTTTCGCCGCTTTTGAAAAAAGCGTGGCAAAACCGATGTAAAACCTATTGCGAAAACTATTTATATAATATTCAAATAAAAATTTATATTTATAAGTTTTAATAAACATATATATTATAATATGCGTAGAGGTACAACAAAACGTAGAGGAAGTACAACAAAACGTAGATTAACAAAACGGAAAGTTCATAGAAAAAGAAAATCTGGTGGAGGTTTAATTAAAACCATTAAGGCAAAGTTACAAAAAAGAAAAGAAAAAAAAGCACAAAAAAAAGCAGATGAAATAGCTGAAGTGGAACGTTATAATGAAGCGGTGAGACAAAGTATCATTAGAAGCAATGCGCGTGAAGAGTCAAGAAATTATTCTAGAAATCTGTCCTCTCAAGCAAACATTAATGCGAGTCGTGCCATGGATGATTACTACTATCTGATGTCTGGACGCGATCGTGTTTATGACGATTGATTTGAAATTTAAAAAAATTGAAATACTTTTCCTAAAAGATAAAATCTATACATACAGAAAAGAAGAAAAGAAATGTCAAGTTTGGAAAGATAATGTTTGGAAAATGGTTTATTTATTGAGGATATTCCAGAGGAATTACGAACAGAGAAGATTTGTATAAACGCACTTCAATGGGGACTTAAAATTTATAAAACAACTGATTGTAAAGTTCGAAGTGAAATGTGTTTCCGTATAATGAGTTGTTTTCCAAAAGAAATTATCCTTATTGGATTTGTTCGTGGACATTTGTCTGATTTTGCGTAAAAAAAATAAAAAAATATAAAAATATAAAAAAAAATAAAAAATATTAAAATATTAAAATATTAAAATAAAATACTTTTCCGTATAAATAAAAGTATTTTATTTTTTATTTTTATTATTTGCTCTACATTTATTAAAGTAGATAAATATAAAGATACATGCCTAGATTTATTCATTTTGGCTGTTGGAATAATTCAGGATGTGATTATGATAATTTAGACACGGATGTAAACCCAGCAGATACAGCGTTAGCAAGAGTAATTAAAAAAATAAAGAAAAATGTAGATACAAGTGAATATAAACCAGAATTTATAACAGTAGCAGGAGATAATTATTATCCTATTATAAAAAAAGACAAGGTAGCAAAAATTAAAACCAAAATATTAGATGAAAAGGATTTAATAAGCGGATTCATGTGTTTGCCGGAAGATATTAAAAAATATCTATTATTGGGCAACCATGATTTAGAAGCATTAAGTAATCCTGCATCGAATCCAGTATCAGCATGTCAAATATTAGATATGCAGAAAGACATTGAAGCCAACCCTGAAAATAATTTTGAGATGGATAAGTTAACCGATCCGTATATATTACATGCACAATTGTCCGACTCTACTATTATCATTATGTTAGATACATCCATGTATTCAAATGAAGATAAACATCTTAAAAAAGTAGAAACCTGTTACCAACGGTTATTTGATATACACAATCTAAATAATCCGAATAAAGATAAAGATACGATTAAAAATGTGAGAGAATTACAAAAAAAAAGAGTAGACTCTTTTATTGATGAACAACTTTTACCAAAATTGGAAAACATTAAAAATATAATTGTGATTGGTCATCACCCGCTGATTTGCTTTAAAACGGATGAAGTTAAAAATAATACTACTGGTACTAAGACAGATGAAACCGAAACGTTGTCATGGAATGAACTTAATAAACTCTACTTTAATTCTATTTATGGAAAATTAAAGAAGAATAAGAATATTAATTATTTTTATTTATGCGCAGATTTACATCAATATCAAACAGGTGATGTTGTTATTACCAATAATAGTAATTCTAGGGATCAGATGATAATTAAACAATATGTTGTTGGTACAGGCGGCAGCCGATTAGAAGACATGGAAGTAAACATAAATTTAGTTCCATCAGGTGCTGAAACAATTGGCTTAGATACGATTTCCGTTACTTATACAAATGTTTTCAATGAACCGGCTTATGGTTTTCTGGATTGTATATTAACACCTGATGAAGAATTTAAACCTATATTTATAGCAGCGGATATGAACGGTTTCAATGTTAGCACATTTAAAGGTGGTTATTCGAAAAGAAATAATAAGTTTTTAAATAAAACAAAAAAAATGAAAAAAATGAAAAAAATGAAAAAAATGACAAGAAAAACAACTAGAAGAATGAGAAGAAGAACGAAAAGAAAAACGAAAAGAAAAATGAGCAGGAAATAAAAAAAGTAAATTAACACATAATAAACGATATTATAAAAGAAATAAAAACGGGAATGAGGGGCAAGTGCAATAGATAGTAGAGCCCCCAAAATAAAAACGGGAGTGAGGGGCAAGTGCAATAGATAGCAGAGCCCCCAAAATAATTTATATATATAAATAAAATTATTTAATATACTTTTATTTATATAATGGGTAACGCTCAATCTGATTTAGTATTACAAAAATATGCCGCCGATATTAAGGCAGCACAACAGAACAAACAATCTCCAGCAAAAAATATACCTATTGGTAACTGGACAACAAGTGTTCAAGAAGAAATTAACGATAAAGTAACAGCTTCATATATTGTAGGTCAACCAGGCGGTGGACCAAATAATCCAATCGATGGCTGTCAAAAACGTTTTACATCAACATATCAATGTGGTTCAGGCCCAACAAAAGAGATAAATATTCCACCAGAAGCATGGGGGCAAGCCGCGCTCTTTGATTGTACAGCTGAAAGCAAAACATGTGATGGATTTAAACTAACATTAGGCGATGACGGAAATATTATCGTCACAGATGGTACTAATAGTACAATTTGGTCCAGTAACACTACTAAAACGGGTTTAGCTTTACCGCAATACAGTGCTAAAAACGGCAAAACAGGTAGGAATTATTTACTAACTAGCGAAGTGCTTAATGTAGGTGAATTTATCGGATCACCATCCGGCAATTGTTATTTAATAATGACAGCCACCGGACTTCAGCTTTTATATAACATGTCCGGCTGTACAATGACGGATGAAAATACTGGCGTAAGTTCAGATGCTAACAGCTACGCTACCTATTCTATACCAAAGGTCAATGTGAGTAGTCTTGGAAAAGTCGGTTATATTAGTCCTGACGGTAAATTAAAAGAATATCCTAGCGAGTTATTGGGAACAGGGTCGACATATAATCTAATTGGTAATTATGATTCGCTGGGAAATGATATTAAACAAATCCGTAAAAGTGGAACGGTGGCAGCTGCGCCAGAGCCTGTACATCATTTAGATTTTATTGGAAAAAGTTTAACATGGGAAGCATCCAATGCGTATGCGCAAAGCAAAGGTGGACGACTGGCCACATGGGCAGAATTACTAGCTTATATTAAAAGTAAAGGTGGAGCATTATTACCTGGAAAAGAT